TACTCGGACACTTCGTTTAGTTTTTGCGAAATGAGAGGCTCAACTGTATTTTGACTCGCGTCACTAATTAAGCTCTTAAGCCTTTCCAATTCTTCGTTCAAGTAAATACGAAGTTCAAACCCATCATCTGCAAAGCTTGTAATATATTGATTAAGAAGATCTTTCTGTTCTTTAAGAAGACCTGTGTACTTCTCGTTAAACTTCTTAATAAAAGAGTTATAAGCTAGATTATCCAAGGACTCCATCTTGTCTGATTCAGTAAGTGTCTGTTCAACGCTCATTGCATCAACGATAGCCTGCTCAAATAAAACCTTACTCTTCATAGGAGTCTTAGTGTTAAAGATAGCGTTTACTGAGGCAAGCGACTTAAAGTTTGGAACAAAGTTAGACCATACATCCTGGCCCAGCTGCTTGTTGATAGCCGCGATCATTCGGGACTGTGCATCAAAAATCTCTGTGGAGTCTAGCTTGGAGTAAGCTGACTTTGTCTCTTGCATAATTCTATCAGCGAGATTCTCGTGAATGTGTCTTGTTTCAAGTAAGTGCTTGTAAAGAGTGAGTTCTTCGGCCAAGATCGTCTTACCACCAAAACCTTCTTTGATAATCGTAAGAACAGTCGCTTTTCTGCTGCTGTCCTTATCAACAATTGCCTTTGTTAGTTCTCTTGAAAGCGTTTCGTAAATAAAAGCTGTGTTTCTTTTTTTATTATGCTTCATCTTTGTCTACCTCTTTGCTCTCCATTTGCTCTACTAACATGCGAACTTTATTGGTGTTCTCAAAAAGTGTGTGCTCGTCCCTAGTATAAGTAGGCTTAACATTCTCTTCTAGACCAACTAGTGCTCTCATATCAGGAACTCCTACCTTACCGGGATGTACGGTTCTGGAGGTTGTCCCCATCTCTGGGCCGCGGACCATTCGCTTAATTTCGCGCTTCATCGGCCCTTGTGAATGCCTTGTTGCAGAGCCTTTTCTTTTATCTACATCAACAGGTTTATAAGGCGCTCCTTGGTGTTTTGTCGGCTTGTCTTCCCGTCTACCCGGAGTTGCTAATAAAACGTCATCCTCGGCGCCACCAGCAGCCGCGTCATCGCCTCCAAGATCGTCACCACCTAAGTCTAAGTCACCACCTAAATCTCCCCCAAGGTCGCCGCCTAGGTCACCTCCAAGATCACCACCTTCTTCACCACCAAGCTCCGCACCCTCATCAACAACTGACTCAAGGGCCTGCTGATATTTGCGATCATAGAAAGTCTCGCGCTGATTGCGAAGGAACTCAGAATCGGACATTCCAAGAATGTTAGAAGCAACCCAACGCTTTGAGAATGTGCCTTCTGGAACTGATGTAGCGGTCTCGAACTTTGTCTTCATGTATTCAAGCTGCTGTAGCTCGGCAAGACGTGAAGGATTATTTAAAGTAATCTTAAATCCTAAAAGGTCTTGACCTCTGAAGCCTAATGTGTAAAGATGCACTATCGCCATCTTCTCTAACTCGGAAACTAACGATCTTTGAAGTCTGTGAATAGTTCTTGCGAAACGGATATCCTTCTGTGCCAGGGTAGTCTTATCTTCTGTACCACCCTCAAGGTTGGTTAGATACGACTGCGGAATCTTAATTGCTGCGAACAACTTATCACGAAGATACTTAACATCCTCAATGTCGTCCAAAGACTTGGCGCCAGGGAGCGATGTAATTTCCGATCCAACGCCACCACGCATCGGAATAAAGTAATCTTCCTCAAGTGATAGAGGATTGTAACGAAGATCCACACGACCAGTTGTAGCGTTAACAAGGGAGTTACGCTTCATTTCTGACTTGACTTTTTCCATATATTGTGGTATGTCTTGTGGCGGAATGTTGCCGACGTCAATCTTAAACACGCGGCGCTCTGGCGCACGAACAACGCGATAAGCAATCATCGCGTCCTCAAGAAGTGTTAGCTGCCGCCAAATGCGACGGGCTGGGTCTAGAACGGATGTACCGTATGGTGAGTAACGATCGTTGCCCAAAATGCGGAAGTGTGCAACCTGCCAATTCTCGAAGGTCATACCAGCACCGTTCCACTGATACTGGACGTAGTTAGGGTTTGTCTGATCCTGTCCCTCTAATCTTTCTACTTCGTTGTTCGGCATACCAATAAGGGATGTGATACCTAGCTTCTCGTCAATGTCCATGTAAAGGAAAAAGTCACCGTACTTACACATTGAACGCGCCCAACCAAAGCAGTTGAACTCAATATTTAGAACGTCGTAGAATAGAGACTCAAGGATAGTCTTAATTTCGTGGTTAAGACAATCGATGTTTAGAAGACGATCATACTCATTTGATGTCGTCATCTCGTCGGCATAGATGTCCAACGCTGTAGCAATCTCAGGCATGTATTCCATCTGCTCAAAGTCAATGTAACGTTCTGCTCTGTTTTGGTTGCGAAATGCAGCTGATGTAAAAAGGTTGTAGTTCTGTGAAAGATTGGAGTCGTGCCTCTTAAACTCCTGACCAGACATAGAACGAAAACGATAACGGTACTTATCTAAATCTGCTCTACGTTCCTGTCTACCAACTTGCGTGCGGTAGTTAACAACTGGTCCAGATAAAAGTCTAGTCAGTCTTTTGAACAGCGGCGCCGCTGGATTTCTTGGGTTGTTGTCGTTCTTAGCCATGTTTTATCCTAGCCTTTAATTAATCCTATATATTGGTGCTGAAAGTCTACTGCTTGCTTGGCTCTATCAGATTCTTTTGTGATCTTGTGGCCCTGCATACCTGGAATCGTTGTAGAGATAGATGTTTTTGCCGTGCTAATTGCAGACAAGAAAGACTTGCTGTACTCGACATTCTTTTGACTTTCCACAATCACGGTATCCCTAACCCAACACCCAATAGCAAACGACATTGTTAAATCGTCGTTGTAGCTTCTCATCGCCTGCGGACGTCCATGATGCCAAATAAATGTTTTCATTTCTGAAAGTAAACGATTTGAGTTAATCGTAATTAGTTTATTTCTCATAAACTCTTCCATTTTCGCAACGATCAAAGGTCTTGTTTTGGAAGAAGTTGTGAAACCGGGTATTACGTTTGATTGCCATTGTGCAGTTAAGGGATCAACGTATTGGTGATCACCCTTGGTCGTGTAGTATAAGTTAGGATACCCTTTATCTATTAATTTTTTAAGTACCGCGAAGCCAATATTGTTGTTTTCTATCACCAACATAGGATTGCCATACTCGGCGGCTACATTAGAAAGAATATCTGCGAAGTCATCTGGCGTTGGTTTGCCTACGTATTCAGCGACTTGTTCAAGGTTTGCAAGTTCTATAATGTGGAAAGCGCTATTATCTTTACCATCGCCACGAGCAACGTCGGCAACAATTAAATAATGATTCTCCGGATTGTATTGTTTCCAAATCCAATAGTTTCTGTCAAAGCCCGTTCTGTACTCTGGTGCTGCAACTTTTTCTAGATACCATTGCAGATCGTCTGGGTGAATGACAGTCTCACCGGAAACGTTGAAGTTACATTCAAGCTCCTGAGCGATCTGTCGCTTGGACATGTTTCTGGTTTCTTTTTCAAACCATTTCTTGTCACGCTCGGGGTGAACATCCCACATGAGGGTTGTCATATGAAAATCGTTAGTACCCGCTTCTGCTTCAACACAGTTTTGGTGGAACCAGTTGCCCACACCATTGGGTGTGGATAGCGCGATGCATCGTCCACCTGTGGATAACGTAGGATAAAGCGCCGTCCATAGCTCTTCTAGTTTCTCAACGTGAGCAGCCTCATCGATAATTAGTAACGAAAGTGCCTCGGAACGACCCGCATCTCCAGATGTTGATGAGCCCTTAATCTGTGAACCGTTTGACAGCTCAAACGATGTTCTGTTATCTACTGTAATGTCAGCTATTTGCATCCACTTAGGTAAATTCTTAATAATCGCTTTTACTTTTTTAACTAAGTTTGTGGCAGTTTGCAGCTTTGTTGCAACAACAAGAATGTTTTTGTCCTTGTGGAACAACATTAGCCATGCTACATACGCAGCACTAATAGTAGAGATGCCCAACTGTCGGGCTTTTAGAATAATATTAAAACGATAATCGCGGAAGTCTTTTAAGAGATCCTGCTGATAATCGAATGCTTTGAAAGGAATTAAGCCTTTCTGCGGGTGTGAGATACGACAGTAACTTGTTGTAAAGTAAACCGGATCTTTGCCGGCTTTAACAATCTCTTTTAGAATCTCTTGCTTTGTAAGAGCGGCCATATTAGACCTTCACATTTGAAGGCTTCTTAGCTTTATCTCTCCCTAATGCAAGAAAATCTCTGATTGCTTTATCAACGCGCTCTTCGTCAGAGCCACCGTTAACCTCAACAACGTCAGTTAAACCGCCGATGCGGTAATCACAATGAGCCTGAACGTCGGTGCGGTAATTGGAAATACGCTGCACGAGAACATGTGGCTCACCTTCCTTTGTTAAGGATAGTGTATCACCCGTGACGGCTTTGTATTCTTTCTTTAGGAAGTTAGCAATGTCTTGTAGACGCTGCTCAATCTCGCCCTCAAAGCCTTTGTCTTGGACTTCTTTAAGTCTTGTTTCTGCCTGATAAGTAATGCGAAGAATCGGACCATGAAACTTGACACCAAAACCATCCATCACTCGACGGTCTTTAATAAAGTGGCCGTCCTCTCTTTTAAGTCCAGCCTTGCGCTCTTTGCCATCGGCAGCTATTGTCCCATCGTGGGCTCCGTCATAAGCATTCGCGGCTGCTTGGTTGATTCCTTTTACAATGTCGTATACTGATGCCATTTTATTGTTCCTTGTTTGGTCTCCATCCGCTTTTCCATCTTTCCTCTCTTCCGCCTTCAATGTATTGAACGTAGCATTTAAAGCAAGCTTCAAACTTATTCATATACAAATCATCTCGTGGATGAAAAGAATATCTAGAACAAACTGGACAAGTCCTATTATGATCTCTATTAAGTAGTTTTTTGTTTATTAAAAATCCATCTGCTTCTATTTTGTCCTGAGATTCGGCATTCTTAGCAAACTTCTGCTGCTCCTCAATGGATTGTTGAAGATATTGTTTTTCTTTGTCTTCATCCCAATAGCGCTTTGGATTATGAGTTGCTTTTTCACCATATTTTTGTGAAATGGCTTTCTCCAACCTCACAACATAATCTTGGTCCTTACTCACTTTTTGCAATCTCCGTTGAAAGTGCAAAGATTCCCAACGAAGTAAGGGTTCCAATACCAAAGCCGAGCGCAACCATGAATGGCTCCGATCCAGGCTTCTGCTTTGTAACCAACTCCATAAGGCGATCATTTTCTGCTGCCTTGAGTATCATCATCGACTCGTACTTATCTTTCCAAGAATGGATCTCGATATCCTTGTAGTCTAAACGAAGTTGATAGTTTTGCTCCTGTAGTTTTAATTCATATTCAACGCGAACATCACACTCAACATCAGAGAACCTTTTTTCGTTCAGAACTTTTGCAGCCGCATCCAATGACAAGAGTATGCCATCAAATGGCACAACGTCGCCTGCCTCCACTGGCAAGACAACGTAATCTGGTTCTGGTGTCTCTTCTGCTAAAGCAAACGTTGGTGTTAACATTGCTAGCGCTACGAAAGCGCTTAATAGTTTTTTAGCCATTTTCTAATCCAAAAGCTTTGGCTATTTCTTTAGCCAATTTCTCTGGATCATTATACCCTTCGTCTACAAGCTTTTTAAGTTCTGCTTCTTTTCTCTTGTCTAAAAGTTTGCCTTCTTTTTCGTATTGCTCTTTAAGTTGCTTTGTGATCTTTAGGTGCTGTTCAAGTCTGAGGTTCTTCTCTGTTACCTCGGTATTGTGGATGTGCGAGAGCGTCTCCATCTCTTGATCATGTTGGTCTCTCTTTGCATCTAGAAGATCCATAACGCGTGCTAACAACACTCCGTTTCGCATAAGAGCAGAAGCTAATGCTGCGCCTATAAATAACAACACAATAATGATTGCCCACCAAAACTTTTTAGCCCAAAGCCAAGCTTGTTTTGCGAGTAGTTTAATCTTCATCGGTTACCAAATCCTTTCAACTTAGCGACGGCGTCAATTACAGTTTGCCCACCAATATAGACGGTAGTAATTATAACCCAATCGGAAGACTGTAGGTCAGAAAACATCAACAGTCCCGTGGCGGTTGCCCAAGCCAATAACTTTCTGGACACTAGCTTATCCAGACCTCTATCTATTATATGCTGTGTCCTACTGGTTTCGTTTTCTGCCATTTGTTTGCTCCTACTATAAATAGGTTGCTACATCATTATGTCTAAGCGTACCAAGCTTAAATTCAAGAAAATGTTAAAGAAAGCTGAGTTTGTTCACGCAGATTTAGAGTATCACGAAGAGCTTATAACTGATGCAAAAGTAGAATTTAATGAAGCATTTTTAGATACGATTAGCAGCTGGCCGAGAAGAAGAAGAAAAGATTGGTCATTTCATCTTAAAGA